TCACATTCCTTCTTTTTATCTTCCGAACATTTATCTAATTTAACGACTGGTGCTACTACTGGTGCTACTGGCGCTACTGGTGCTACTACTGGTGCTACTGGCGCTACTTTTGGTGCTACTTTTGGTACTACTGGTGCTACTTTTGGTACTACTGGTGCTACTTTTGGCGCTACTGGTGCTACTTTTGGTACTGGTGCTACTACTGGTGCTACTGGTGCTACCTTTGGTGCTACTTTTGGTACTGGTGCTACTACTGGTGCTACTACTGGTGCTACTACTGGTGCTACTTTTGGTACTGGTGCTACTTTTTTACCGGTTGTTTTAACAACAGGTTCTTTAATACATCTACCAGATTCTGGGTTGCATATTTTGCCTTTATCTTTACACTCTTTTTTCTTAGCTTCCGTACATTTGTCATCATCTTCGGGTTTATCATCTTCGGGTTTATCATCTTCGGGTTTATCATCTTCGGGTTTATCATCTTCGGGTTTATCATCAATGGGTTTATCATCAATGGGTTTATCATCTTCGGGTTTATCAACAATGGGTTTATCATCTTCGGGTTTATCAACAACGGGTTTATCATCTTCGGGTTTATCATTAGCTGGTTTGTCATCTTTAATACATCTACCGGAATCAGGATTACATTTTTTTCCCTTTTCTTTACATTCTTTTTTCTTAGATTCCGGGCATTTATCTGCTTTACTTGGAAGTACCTTTGGTTTTATAGGCTGTATATTTTGCTTTTTTGGCATATTAATAACCTTTTCATCATCATCTATTATTATATCTAAATATGAATATAGATTTAAATTATTATTATACTTAGGGGGTTTTAATTTTAAATAATTGTGTAAAGCTGTTTTTGTTTTGTCTAATTTAAAAGTTTCCATTAAGTCAGTTTTTTCACGCAACCAATTATCATAGTTAATATTTTGCTCAACTCTTTTGTTTTCATATTTTTCATAATATTTTTCTCTTTTTTTATTGCTAATGTTCTCCTTATCAGAAATATTATCAAAATATAATTTAATATTATTTTTTAATAATCCAGCATCTATATCGTTATTTGCATTAGTTATATCAATTATATTTTTGTTAATATTTCTTAATATTTCCATTTAATAATATTAGGGATAAAAATAAATATTTTATGGGGGCAATATAATATCATCAAACATCCCTTTATAAAAAGTTTGTAAACTTTCTGCGGGTTTCATTTGTTCTTCGTAAACACTTCTTGGAACATATTTGATAATAACTTTATCTTTTTTACATATTTTTTTATTACTGTAATATCCTTGTATTATTAATAAGCAACCTATAAATAAAATAAATATAGCAATTGCCTTCATATTCCAATGATAACTCTAAATAGGTTAATTATTTATTTTTCTCTTCTTTGCGTTGACTCCACACATCTACATTTTCAATACTTTCTTTGATACTAGATAATTCAACATTTGTATCATCATTTATATCATCATTTAATGCATCTGTTGGAGATTGCTTATTATCAAGAGATGATGCTGCGACAATAGAATTTTTACGAGATTCAAAGACAGTATCCTTATCTTCCATATTTTGTTTATATTCCTTCATTAAAGTATTAAGTTGGGAATTGGAATATTCTACATCTTTAATAAACTCGGGATCAGGAGCCCAAGCACACCAACAACCAACTTCACCAACATAAATATGAAATTTATCACCTAATTTCTTTAAAAACTCGCTTCGCGTTTTTGCCTCATCAAGAGTTTCAAAGCAACCACGAACTTTTACACCGCGAATTGATGTAATACCTTTATTATCGGCATGATATTTAGATTCAAGGTCAGGCCCATGTACGGATTTAAAGAACTTATATTGCTCATCCATTTCTTTTGCATCAAAGATATATTTATGATTATCACTAATACTATCAATAACATTTTTTGAATCAGGATATTTTTCTTTAATAGAATCAAAGATTTCCTTAACATTATTAGAAAAACTTTCCATGAATTTACTAAAAAATAGAGCCTCCTTGTTGATAATAACATCTTCGGGGCTTACAAATGAAAGTAATACATATTTTTGTCCTCTAATAGGTTTGTCTTCATCCAAATGGTCTTCTACTCTTGGGTCTACAAGATCAATGTTTTTGTCAGTTACTGTCGCCATATTCTTATGCTATTTTATATAATTATAATCTTATATATTTTTAAAAAAAATATAAGAATAATAAGTAGAAAAATGGAATATAAATTTGATTATTCGGAGGCGGGTTCGCGATTGATGAAATATTTATTTGAAGGCTTAGTTGTAGCATTTATAGCGCTAATATTACCTAAAAATAAACTTGAATGGAATGAAATATGGCTTTTAGCATTAACAGCCGCATGTACTTTTTCAATATTAGATTTATTATCCCCTATTATATCAAATAGTGCTAGACAAGGAGTTGGTCTTGGAGCGGGTTTTAGTTTGATTGGTTTTCCTGTTGGATTTTAGAGAGATGGTATAATTTGATAGTTTAGATCAATACAAATCTTTTTCCATATTTGGTCTTGAACATACAATTTTTCTCTGCTTTTTAAAAGAGGAAAATATTTAAGATATTCATCAAGACCTAATATTTGAAAAAACTTATAAAGCACGTAGCTGTAAGATAAGAAATTCTTTCTATCCTTTGGACAATGTTTCAAAAAAGGAGCTTGAATATTTCTAAACATATTACATAATTTTTCTTCTAATTCCGGGCTAAATTGCGGAGTAGGGATACCATTGATTCTATTTATAATATAATTAATATGTTCATAATACTTATTGATACGTAATCTTTTAAGAATATCGCGCATTTTAGAATATGTAATTGCTTTAAGATCGAGTATTTTTTCTTTTTTAATTTCCGCTAAAATCTTCTCAAATATTTCGTCTGGAATATCAGTGCTCTCTTTTCCCTGAACTTGGTTGCACCATTCCCTAAAATGATTTATCCTTTTATAGCAAAAATGCGAAGTATCCTTGGTATTTTGTTTAAGTATAGGTCTATTTTGCTCAACTAACAATAATTCTTGATATCCGCATGTATTACATATCATTATTGCGTCTTGTTGCAAACAAATCATTTTACTTTTACAATCCTTACATATTTCTATATTATCATCTTCGACATTTCTAACATATTTTTTATTTATTATAGACATATATTTATCAACCAAAGTACTTTTATCATCAACTAAATCTTCACTATCACTATTATCATCAGTATTTTTAATATTATTACTTTGTTCTTGATTTGATACATTATTTAAAGCATCTAATACATTTATAGAGTTCTGTGTAGAGTTTGACTTTTTATTTTTAGCTTCGTTTTTATATATTTTTCTTCCTTGCTTATTTGGCATATCTATCGACGACTTAATTATATTCGTTGTAGAAACAAGAGCATTATTAATATGAGATTGGTTATCAATAGTATCATAATATTGGAATAAAATATAGCTAGTATTTTTATAATATTCTATTTCGTCATAATTATTATTAAGCTCTTTAATTTTATGTTTTGTTTCTATCATTTTTTCGCGCAAATCAACATTACTTGTCCATAATAAATTTATAGTATCTTTATCGTTATTATCATTATTTAATTGGTGAAAAATTATATTTGAACTTTGCTCATAATTGTTTAACATTGTATTATGATATTGTAAATCATTGTCTGTTTTTTCAAATTTTTTTATCATATTATTATGCATTGCATCAAGTGTATATGTTTCATTTGTATCAACATTTATCTTTTTTTTTGATGATTTTTCTTTGAACATCATATATAATAAAATTATTACAATAAGTTTTATATGTATTATAATAGAAATATTCGCGTGGTGAATTATATTTTTTTCTCCACTTATAGTATAAAGAATATAGCGTAAATGGGTGGTGGTCTTCTTCAACTAGTAGCTTATGGTGCTCAGGATGTTTATTTAACAGGTAATCCTCAAATTACCTTTTTCAAAGTTGTATATCGTCGTCATACTAACTTCGCTATTGAAGCTATCCAACAAACCTTCAATGGAAACCCGGGATATGGGAACACTGTAAATTGTCAAATATCCCGTAACGGTGATTTAATCAACCGCATGTATCTCCAAGTAGAAGTACCGGCGATAGATAACTCTGGTACTGATAAATATGTTAACTATTTAGGTCTTCGCTTATTAAAATCTGTTGTTATTGAAATTGGTGGTCAACAAATAGATAAACACTATTCGGATTGGATGTATATTTGGAACGAATTATCTTTACCTGTTGGAAAACGCCACGCTTATGATAAAATGGTTGGAGCTAAAACGACAGAAACATCTGTTGCTTCAACTACTTTATATGTTCCCTTAGAATTCTGGTTCTGTCGCAATGTAGGTTTAGCACTTCCATTAATTGCTCTTCAATATCACGAAGTTAAAGTAAAGATTGAATTTGATACTAAACCAAATTGTACTGTTTCCGAAACTGGCGGACAAGGAGCAGCGATCGGAACAAATGTTCTCGATCTTAAAGATATATCATTATGGGTTGATTACATCTTCCTCGATACTGATGAGCGCAGACGTTTTGCTCAATTATCTCACGAATATCTAATTGAACAATTACAATTCACTGGCACTGAAACACTAGGAACTGGAAGCACCCGTGTCAAACTCAACTTTAATCACCCATGTAAGGAATTAGTATGGGTTGCCAAGGCCAAAGGTACTACAAAACGTAATGCCAGATGGTATGATTATTCTGATATGGATATACTAGATGACAGTATTGTACCTCACAGTAAGTCCAAGAATCCATTTGTTGACGCTATCTTACAATTAAATGGCAACGATCGTTTCGCAGTACGTAAAGGTTCTTATTTCAATTTAGTGCAACCTTATCAACATCACACCAATGTATCTGCCAACCCTGGTATCAACGTATACTCTTTTGCTCTTAAACCCGAAGATCATCAACCAAGTGGCACTCTCAATATGTCGCGTATTGACACAGCCACTCTTATGGTTAATGCTGTTGATAAACTACATATTAATGCAGATAGAACAACTGGTAGCGACGACATAGTTTACAGTGGTATCAATATATATGCTGTTAATTACAACGTTCTCCGCATATTATCTGGTATGGGTGGTCTTGCTTATTCCAACTAAATTATTAAAATATGTGTATTATTTTTCAATATATTATAACAATAATAATGTAATGTCTTTTGTGTAATATTACACTTTTTTTTTTCTCCTCTAATAGTATAAAGAATATAGCGTAAATGGGTGGTGGTCTTCTTCAACTAGTAGCTTATGGTGCTCAGGATGTTTATTTAACTGGTAATCCTCAAATTACCTTTTTCAAAGTTGTATATCGTCGTCATACTAACTTCGCTATTGAAGCTATCCAACAAACCTTTAATGGAAATCCAGGTTACGGAAATCGCGTTACATGCCAAATCTCCCGTAATGGCGATTTAATACATCGCATGTATTTAACAGTTGATATGTCGGATGAAACCTCCAAGGTATGTCCTTATTTTGGCTTACGTCTCATTGATTACGTGGAGCTTGAAATCGGTGGCCAAAAGATTGACAAACAATACTCTCATTGGATGTACATATGGAATGAATTATCTTTACCTTATTCGAAACGCGAAGGTTACAAAAAAATGGTTGGTGGCGATGGTGATGTATTAAGTGAATCTTCCAATGATCAATTATATATACCTCTTGAATTCTGGTTCTGCCGCAATGTAGGTTTAGCGCTTCCATTAATTGCTCTTCAATATCACGAAGTCAAAGTAAACATCTTATTCCAAACCTCTGAAAAATGCCAAGGTTCCGCAAATAATCTCTTAAAGCCATTAGGTGCGTCATCTCTATGGGTTGATTATATCTTCCTTGACACTGATGAACGTAGACGTTTTGCTCAATTATCGCATGAATATTTAATTGAACAATTACAATTCACTGGCACTGAATCCCTATCTGGTTCCCAAGCCAAACCTAAATTATCCTTCAATCATCCTTGCAAAGAATTATTCTGGTTTGTTACAGCAACGGGCGGCACTTCCCCCGCTGATAATCTTAACTGGTATAATTTCACTACTAACCAAGCAGGAACTAACGTCGCTGATGTAAATACTAATGTTGAAGCGAGAAGCGCTACTACATCTGTAAATCCAATTGATACTGCTAAATTAGTATTAAATGGCAATGACCGTTTCTCCGAGCGCAATGGTTCCTATTTCAATACAATTCAACCATATCAACATCACGAAAATGTACCAACTAATGCTGGAATCAATGTTTATTCATTTGCTCTTAAACCAGAAGAACATCAACCAAGTGGCACACTAAATATGTCTCGCATTGACACCGCTGTATTAAATCTAAATCTAAACGCTGCTTATACTGCTACTAATCTCGATAAATCTTTACACGTATATGCGGTCAACTATAACGTTCTTCGTATATTATCTGGTATGGGCGGCCTTGCTTATTCCAATTAAATATTACGATATTATTTTTCTTCATATTATTATAATAATACTTTGTGTATAATATTAACTTTTTTTTTCTCCACTTATAGTATAAAGAATATAGCGTAAATGGGTGGTGGTCTTCTTCAACTAGTAGCTTATGGTGCTCAGGATGTTTATTTAACCGGTAATCCTCAAATTACCTTTTTCAAAGTTGTATATCGTCGTCATACTAACTTCGCTATTGAAGCTATCCAACAAACTCCAACCGGAAGTAATTCGTTAGGTTCCCGTGCTAGTTTCCAAATAACTCGTAACGGTGATTTAATCCACCGTGTATATTTCAACGGTAAAATCAAAAATGATAATGACGTAGATGGTTCTAAAAATCATGTTGCCCTTGTACCAAACTTTGGTCAAAGATTACTAAAAACTGTTGAATTAGAAATCGGTGGTCAACGCATAGATAAACATTATTCTGAATGGTTATATATCTGGAATGAATTATCTTTACCAATGGGCAAACGCTCTGGATATAATACTATGGTTGGTGCAAACGATGTTAATTTATGTACTAGATTAGGAGCGAAAGCAGAATATGAATTATATGTTCCTCTTGAATTCTGGTTCTGTCGCAATGTTGGTTTAGCTCTTCCATTAATCGCCCTTCAATATCACGAAGTTAAAATTAACATTGAATATGAATCCGCTGCTAACTTAGTAGATATATGTGTTACTAACCTAACCAGGGAAGATGAATTAATATGTACTAATGGAAATAAATTACCAGGCATTGGCACTGCCTATCAAGTGGGTGGTATTGATGAGCCAAGATATGCTGATGGTTCTGCTATTTCATTAAGCGATGCTAATTTATGGGTTGACTATGTTTTCCTTGATACCGATGAACGCAGACGTTTCGCACAATTATCGCATGAATATTTAATTGAACAATTACAATTCACTGGCACTGATACTATGACTTCTTCTACTTCTGCTGATAGCATGAAACCAGTGAGACTTAACTTTAATCACCCATGCAAAGAACTTATATGGGCTGTTAAAGCTGGTGATAAAACGAGCACCCAGATTACATTCTGGAATAACTTTTCAACTGCCTATAGAGACGCGACTATTCATGAAACTGTTAACGATTATGGTTCATCGTCAAATCCCACTATGCAAGCTAAAATTATGCTCAATGGCAATGATCGTTTTGCTACTCGCAAAGGTGATTATTTCTCCCTTGTTCAACCTTACCAACATCACGAAAATACTCCTGATGTAAATCATAATGGCATCAATGTATATTCTTTTGCCCTTAAACCAGAAGAACATCAACCCAGTGGCACTCTCAACATGTCTCGTATAGACACTGCTGTATTATCTCTATCATCCAGTGTATCCGGTACTATCCATGTATATGCTGTCAACTACAACGTGCTCCGTATCTTATCTGGTATGGGCGGTCTCGCTTATTCCAATTAAAAAAAACAAATTATTTTTACAAATACTTTATATTAAACCATTCGAGTATATTATCATCATATATATTTAAATCATCTTCAATCAAAATCATGATATCAAATATTTTTTTAGAAAGTACGTATGATAATTCTTGTATATAATTATTTAAACCAATATTTCTTTCGTTATAGCAATAATCTATTTTATTATAAAGAATATCAATACATTTTTTATTTAATTTTTTAACATATTTATTTAATATAATTTTGTTATCTTGAACTTTATTGTCTTTGTATCTTAAAATATCTGGCTTCAAAATTTTAATTAAATAAGATTCAACCATATCACAATTATAGCTATTTCTTTTAAAATCAAGAAGATTCTTAAAATTACTATTATTTTTAACTAAACTATTACATTTCTTTGAGGATTCTGAAAGTTTTTTTAGTGAAGCAAAATCTTTATTCAGATGGCAGATGATGTTACCGTTGAAATCTTGAAATAAAACGTTATTCATTGATATTTTATACTATATATATTATTATCATTTTTTATATAAAATTTGAATATTATATTTGACTTTATTAAGTTATCAAAAATGAGATGTTTCAGTTGTAATAAGAAGCTAAATACGTTGGATGGATTAACCAATAAATGCAGATGTGGAAATCATTATTGTAGTAAACATTTATTCTATACAGATCATGAATGCACCTTTGATTATGTCGTTGATTACAAGGAGAAAGCTACAAGTAATATTGTTGATTTAACAAATAAGGTAATTAAATTTTGAGTACATAATCAATAAAAAAGTATAAATTATAAAAAGTTTATAAAAATTATAGAAAAAATAAATTATGTACTCTTTTTATTAAAAAAATGATATAAGGTTCTTTATAATACGTATTATAAAATGAACGACCAAGAACGTGCTACACTTTTCCAAAAAGCAGGAGATATTTTAATGGATAAATATAGCGATACTAATTATAGCGAAATGCCAGAAAAATATAAGTATTTATATAATATTTATATTCCATTGTCATCGGGCAATAAAAGAAAAAATAATTAATAGACAAGTTTATATAGTTTATATTTTTTTAATCATCGGAAATAATAATACTATCAAGATAAGGATTAAGAATTTCATTAACAATAAATTCAGGCTTAAACTCATCATAATTCATAAAGATTTTCAAGAGTTGTTCGGAAAATCCTGAAACCATAGCCGTACCTTCTGTATCGCAGTTAACAGGGAATGTTCCTTGATTATCTGAATTAAGATTCCAGAATACAAACTTAGGTGCAGTATAACCGCTTTTTTTATATTTTCTAACAATATTCTTATAAATTGTCTCTAATTCTTCTGAACCATCTGATGCTTCATTAAATTGCATATCAGTAAACACAAAGAGTTTCTTTGGCATTTCACTATCAGGGATATTATTCTTAATACCATAACTAATAATGGCTTCGCAACATTTTACGAAATCAGTGCTAAATCCATATTTTACATCTATCATTGAGTTAAGTGATTCAAACAAACTAGGTTCTTTGCATTCCAATGTTACCAATACTGGTTCTTCACTAAATGTAATAAATTTGTTTTTAAACAAACCATTACAACACTGAGATGTTAGGATACCGAGAGAAACAGCTACTTGTGCGGGAATACTACCATTTCTTGCTCCAAACATAGAACCAGACAAATCAACAACAGCTAACGAATTATCAAAGTTGCCAGATTTTTTAACATTTTCTAGAATAGTTCTCCATTGTAATTCAATTGTTTCATTGGGACCATAATCATCATTGTGGCGAGTATCAATATAATATTTAGATAATTCATGTGGCAAAATACCGGTTACTTTGATTTCAGCTTTACCACTTCTAACATCTGACAAATATTGTCTATACCTTTCATCGTCGTGTTTCATAAAAGCATTGAGAAGCCTTTTTGATGCGACTCCCGGGACAGCTTGATATTTGATTTCCCCCCATCTGTCACTACACATTAAGGATTCTACGATATTGATTTTTTTTCTAAGAGGAACAATAATCTCTTTGCGATACTTTTCCATCCGTTTATCATCATCTAATCCATAAATTTCCGTGGCTACACGCTTTGCCATATGTTTCCTTTTATCATTTCTATCATTTTCACTTGGGGCCCATTTGGCACAAAGAGAAACACTATCATTGTCTTCAAGTAATAGCTTATCATTTAATAGCTTACTTGAAAACAATTTTAGTTCATAGCTCCTGTCAATAGAATTTTTACAATTATAGTATGTGATATATAGCAAGTCCTTCCAACATCCATATTTATCAACATAATTTGTAAGGTTATCACAATATGTTGCAAACTTATATGTTCGTAGCCATATCATAGCTTGATTTGATACCTTCTTTTCTTTTTTTCCATTTACTCTATCGCGTCCATTGAAAATGATAGCAACCGTTTTTTTAGGATCATCATTCCAACATTTCTCCAAATATTCATAACTTACCATTTTATCCAAATCGCGAGAGAACATCATGAAATAATCGACAATATTACTACCAGTTGTTTTGAGAGAAGTAGCACCGTTTGTTGTTTTAGTGTAAGACATTATTGGAATTAATGTATTATATAAAAATAATCTTATATCAATTTTTAATTTATTTAGCAGCAGCAGCAGCGGCAGCTAGTTTACTTGCAGATGGAGGGAAGTGGTGAGAGATTAGTTTTTGAAGAATAAAATAGTTGATTTCTTCCTTAGCATCAACATTTAGGATTTTACGTAGTTTATCATCTGGGAGAATAAAACGTTTGTTTTCTGGTTTGTTAAGACTATGTTCCTTGATATAAGCGTTGATAAAACGGGTAATATCAGTGCGAGATTTCTCTGTGCCACGAGGCTCCCCAATGAAATCACAAAGTTCATCAGAAATCTTGTTTGGTTTAGCAAAACCAGATGGGGAGTTTTTAGCATTTTGACGTTTCTTTTGAACCTTATCAATGATTTTTTGTTGCTTGTCCCATTCCTTGCTAAGGACTTTAAGTTGACCTTGTAGTTCCTTACCCATCACCACAAAAGTGTTTACTTTTTCAATAATGCTTTGGAGTGCATTTTCTTGGGGAGTTACCACCTGAACAACTTCGGATTTTACAGCATCAACAACCGTTTCAACAGGCACTGGTTTAACGGCATCGGTGGCTTTAATTACAGGTACTTTTACGGCAACGGGTTTTTTACCGGTTTTAACAGGTGTTTCAACAGTAGTGGTGGCTGCTTTCTTGGCAACGGGCATTATATATCTTATTTAGTTTATGGATATCTATATAATCTTTTGTTTATATCATTTTTATACTGCATTTTAAAGATATTAATAATAATTAGAATGAAGGTACAAAGAATAGGTACCTATAAAACAGGATTTAAATATTTTAATAAAAATAACGAAATAACCGATGAAAAACAATTAGATTTTTTTAAATCTCTTAAAATACCACCAGCATACGATAGCGTTACAATAATTAATGGTAAGAAAATAATCGCATTCGGATATGATTCAAAAAATAGAAAACAGGTTATATATCATCCTAAATTTATATTAAGTCAAAATAATATAAAATTCCAAAAAATCAAGCAATCAATAAAGTATTTTTCCGGATTAAAAAGAAAAATAAAAAAAGATATTAATGGTCATGATATTAATAAGATATATGCTATAATTATTACTTTAATAATAGATTGTGGATTTAGAATAGGTAATAAAAAATACGAAATAGATAATAATTCATATGGATTAACAACATTAAAAAAAAAACATATTTTCATAGAAAACAAATTTATTAAAATAGATTTTATAGGTAAAAAAAATGTTAGAAATGTTGCCATATGTAAAAATAAGGAGATTTATAATTTCTTTTTTAATAGAATAAAAGATATTGGAGATGATGAATATATATTTAAACATAATGATAAAACTATAACATCGAATGATGTTAATAAATATTTATATAATTTTTATAAAAAATTTAATTTAAAAATTACTACGAAAGATTTAAGAACACTTAATGCTAACACTCTATTTATGAAATTTTTTTATAAAAATATTAATTATAAGAATCCTATAAAAAAATCTATTGAAGATACCGCATTAAAACTCCACAATACATATGCAGTCTGTAAAAAAAATTACATTGACCCTAATATTATTATATTTGCAGAAAATCAATTGAATAAAAAATAAAAATTGATTTTTTTATATACTATAATATAAGATTAACACCCTTCTATAATATTAAAATGGATATCGAATGTATTATCACTAATTTAAAAGATATGTTAACTGAACGCGGCGATGATATCTCATTGTTCGAAGAACATAGATTATCTATTGATAAAGAGGAATATGAAAATGATAGAAATGTTATAGAATTACAAACCTCTAATACAACTGTAATATTCGCATTGACTAAAAAATTAAGAAAGTTTATAATCGATGAACTTAAAATGTGTGATACCGATAATGAAAACTTTATAGCAAAATATGGTAATATGAAAAATGTTATACTTATATTTAATAATGATACTATATCTCAGCCTATTATTTCTCAATTAAATAAATACGATAAAATGTTTCAAAAAAATAAAGGACATTTGCAGTACTTTCATGCACAACAAATAATGCTCAATCCAACAAAACACGAATATGTACCAAAACATATTAAGCTTACTGAAACAGAAGCTGCTGAATTTATGAAAGAATATATGATTAAAAGCAAATTATATATGCCAATTATTTTACATAATGACCCAATCGCTAAATGGCTTGGTATCAAACAAGGTGATATTGTTAAAATTGTCAGATATAATGAAAATAGCGGTGTTTCGTTTTATTATAGATCTTGTTTTTAAATAAATATATATATTATTATAGAAGAGATTATACATAATATAAGCATGGCTGTTCATAATGAAAATTATAAAGAGATTCTTGGATTATTAGGAGATATGTATGTTAAATATATTAATATTAATAATTCTGTAACTTCTAGAGCTCCATTTATTGAAAAAATTTTAAAAGATATATCTAATGAAGTAATTGTTGATTATCCAGAAATAAACGGGGAAAAGAAAACATTATATGGTCAAGGACTAAACTCTACACAGGACGGCGCAAACACATCGACCACTCATAATATAAATAATGATTCGTTTACTGGCTTAGTAAATCAAGCTCTTTATACTAAAATTGCTAATATTGTAGTCAAAAATGAATCTAGTGTTGATAATCTGGGGGATACGAAAGGGTATTTGAAGTTCGCTAAGGGATTCAATGATACCGCTGCTAATCAAGTGAAAATTTATCATAATGAAGAAAATGTTTTTAATTTGATTTGTAGTATGAATCTTGTAAATGTTTTTATAGATATTTTGGAAGCATATAATAATTTTTTAACAGAGATCAGAAATATAAGACATTTAAAGAAAAATGTAAACAATATAATAATTGTAAATAAAACTGCAAGAGATGAAGGAGGAGCTGCAAGTGTAGAGAATTATGGATATTGGATTGAAGGTGAAAATAGTGTAAATCAAATGAGCGAATCAACATTGTTCTTATCTATTGACTCATATGATCATCAATCCGATAGTGGAGCAAATGCCACTAATAATTTATTTAAGGATTTACGCGTAAAATATAATGGTCCTCAAAATTTCGTTGAGGGTATTAGTGTATATAGTGACGAAATACAAATTTTGCCCACAAGTAGCAGTGGCGGATTATTTTTAGTAAATAAGATTCAACTGCGAGCAAATTCCGGATCTGCTACCGATACATTATCGGGTATAATTTTAAAAAAAATACCAGATGGTAGAACTGTTCTTAAATCATATAATGTAGAGGACTCGAAACCAGAAGATATATATTTAGACGATATAGGTGATACTCCCATTGATAAGTATTTTTCAACTGAATTTTATAAAGTTCTCCTTGAACGCGATAAAAGATTATTAAAAAATTTTTTAAATACAATTATAAACTTGGACTTAATAAATAGAAAAACACAAATATCGGGATTATTAAAATTCTTTAAAGTTATTAAAGAATATTTTTATATAGCTATAACATCTGGAAATATATTATACAATAGTGTTCATAACAATGCTACAATAGGCACGACACCTACATCCTGCGCGGCAGACTCAGCCCCAGGTGCTTGTTCTTATACAATATATAGTGATACAGCGACAAATTCTACCGGATATGGTATTAAATATTTAACAAAAGGTGAAGTATTAGCTACATCTACATATATATACAACGGTACATCTGGAAGCACCGTTTGTGGGTCTGTTAAGTTGATAGTAAATGCGGGTATAGCAGGAGACGAATCTAATAATTCTATGCTTGGATTAGCAATCACTCAAAATGACACTGTATATGCGCCTAATATAATCGAAAACATCGCAAAAATACATATAGAAGGTGCAAAAAATGCTAATATATCAAGCGATGATGATTTAGTTTTATCAGATTACGGATTTCTTGCTCAGGTTCTAACCGATAGAACTATACGAATAAAAACTCGTAGAAATTTATTCAAACACCTACAAAAACAAAATGATATTTTAGCAGCAGGTGAAAAAACACCAGCCTCCACAATTCTCATGGGTAACGCATTATATATTAATCCCAATTCTGAGGATAATGATGTAACTTATTCAGTGGGTAATGTCGGAGGAACATCAGACAGTACAGACTTCACAGAAAGTAAAGTTAAAGGAAGCAATCTACCTTTTAAAATCAAAAATCTTATACTTAATCAAAAAATTGAACTTGCAAACACTCATGTAATAAGTATAAATAATTCTACATATCCGATAGAAAAGATTGAAAAAAACAATGATGGCGATATAGAATTTGTAATAAGAGCAAGATTGCAATATCCCTCGCAAAAAGATACGGCTTTAAATGACGTCCCTGTATTAATATTACCTTACAATTATACAACATTACTTAAAAATGGTTATGAACTGTATGGGGCCGCGAGTAGGTCAGAAAACTACTTTGGAACTTTTGCAAAAAATAACCTGGTATATTTTCAGGCAATGAATAATGGTGATACTGTTGGATATGATAATAAAGTAACAATTACGATTAAGAAACCACTAGACTATAAATCTGGATATATCAATAATGTTGATGCTATTAATAACATAAACAATCAAATAAATTCTAATCAATCGAAAATTAAAAATATTAAAACATTATATGATTTAAATAAATCAAAAAACAATGTATTATATTATCAACTAGTAGGTTATATTATATTGCTAATAGGAATAATAATTACATTAGGTTTAACTTATGTAATGAAAATGGAGAAGCCTATAATTAAACTCGTAGCTAGTGTATGTTTTGGAATAGTTGTATTGCAGGTAGTAACCTATTATATATTAGGAGTATTATATATTGAAAATTTTACACAAGCAAATATTATTGAAAATTTCGGCACATTGGAGGATTTAACAATGAACATTGACAAGGCGGGAATAAAAACGAAAGAATTTATTGTTGATGGAACAAGTGATCATGGTAGTAAAAAAAGAGAATTTGTAAATAATCAATTATTACTATTTAACAGTAAAATTATAAAAGCAGTTGAATTATCAAATGTTAGTGTGGGTCAAGGCGACGCAACAACTGCATATAGTACACTATTGGGAAATACATCTAGTGAAAGAGAAAGACGCTCAAGAGTTAATAGTATATTAAGTAGTGAAACAGACGGTTCATTAATGCATATAGATTTACTAAAATATAGCGCTTCGGTTTATGGCGTTTACATTAAAACAGTATTAATGGTTGGTTTAGCAATAACGGCATTGTTTACAATTAATTTATATACTGATAATAAATATATGGAAAATATAGCATTCGTCGGTACATTTATATTAGTAGTTATATTCTCTTACTACTTAATATATTCTAATTCTGTTGTAAGAACAAAATCCAATAATGTTTATTGGGGGAAAGAAAATAAATCTCAATATACTGATTTAAAATAGTGTACTCTCTTAATTCATTTTTATTATTATTTAAAACATATATTAATTATATATATTATAAATACGCAATGAAGACAGAAGATAAAAAGAATTCAAATAGCAGTGAATCAACAGAGACATCATGTGAAGATAATTCAGAAAACGATCCTACATATAATATTAATAGTAACAGTGACGACGATGACGATGATGAAGAAAATATTTATGATAATTACTATAATTATGAAGATGAAATCAATGAGATAATAAATCCCCCTAATGGACCTTCGGGAGGATTCTTTAATAAACATTATGAAGAAGAGCATGATAGAAAACAAAAGTTTTTTTTAATATTAAATCCGCAAAAAAAACCTGTACAAAATAAAATACAAAAGAAAAAATACGATTTTTATAATAAATATACAACAATTGAGAAAAAATATTTTGATAATTTATCCGATAAGGAAAAAGATAAAATAAAATTAAGAGAAGATGCAATAAATGAAAATAAATTATCAAGTATGCCTATGAGGTTTAAAATACTTAATTCAAATATAAATGAAAAAACAAAAAAGAGCATCATAGCAAAAATAGATAGTTTTAATAATATGTCACCATGTTCTAGTGAATATAATAAGTTAAATAATTGGCTATCATCTTTGAATAATATACCATTCAATAATTATTATGAAATACCAATAAAGATAAGTGATGGAAATGAAAAAATCTGCGATTTTCTAAATGGAATAAGGCAGAAAATGGAAGATACTGTATTTGGACACAAGGATGCAAAGGAACAAATAATAAGAGTATTAGCGCAACAAGTTTCTTTTCCAAAGGCAAATGGTTATATTATTGGTATACAAGGTAGTGCAGGAGTTGGTAAAACCAAATTAATAAAAGAAGGTATTTGTAATGCATTAAATTATCCAAATGCATTTATTTCACTCGCAGGAACAGATGATTCGTCTTTTTTGAGAGGACATTCATATACATACGAGGGAGCAACATATGGAAAAATGTGCGAGTCTTTAATGAAAACAGGGATAATGAATCCATTGTTTTTATTTGATGAATTGGATAAGGTTTCAAATACATATAGAGGTCAAGAAATTATAAATACTTTAATACATATTACAGACCCAGTACAAAACGATAAGTATAACGATAGATATTTTGAAGAAATTGATTTTAATATATCAAGATCGATGATAATATTTACCTACAATGACGAAGAATTAATAAATCCAATTTTAAAAGATAGAATGATAGTTATAAATGTACCCGGATATTCCAATGATGAAAAATTAGTATTGGCAAAAGATTATATTGTTCCGGAAATTTTAAAACAATATAACTTAAATATTGGTGATATAATTTTTAATAATGAAATATTAAAACATATAATTAATAATGTACCCAAAGAAGATGGTGTGAGAAATTTAAAAAGAGCTATAAATAATATAATTTCTTGGGTAAATATGATGAGATATGTTCCAACAGATTCTGTTAAAATATCTTTACCATATACCGTTTCAATAATTTTTTATGATAAATATTGTAAATATAATAACGTTAATGACTATGATAAAAATTTACATCATATATATTTGTAATATTATAATAGAATGTCAAAGTTTTTATTTTATGGCTGTTGGAATAACATAGATTGTGAAAAGGAATATGTTTATAGAGATTTGGTTTTAAGTTATATAAAAAAAAAAGAGAAAGGTTTATCAACTTTTTTCATAGCAGGTGATAATTGGTATTCAACAAAATTATTAGATAAAGAAACAAACGTTACAACACAATATTATTTATTGAGTATACTTAAAACCGGATATGATAAAATATATAGTTTAAATAAAACTATTCATGTAGCCGCGGGGAATCACGATGAAGAAACAGACGGTGAAAAACCACCAAAACCTATAAAAGATAGATGTATGATTAAAACACAGAAAAAATATATTGATACATTGAATGAGGCGAATAATGTTAGTTTAAATTATAGCAAAGATTCAATCACTTATGATAAGTACATGCAAGATTCCGATGAAATGACTAGTAGTTCATTTATTGAAAGTGATTTTAAAGGATTTCAAACTACCTTAGAAGAATTAGAAGAAATTAAAAATATTGATATTCATAATAAAACAATCAATCTATATGTAGATGATATTGGTATTGTCAATAATGAAAAATATATAGTTATAATTATTAATACAAATAAATTAAATATTGATGATTATATGAATGATATTAAACGCACATTTCAAGAAATCAGTGATTCAAATGCGACAGGTAAGCAAATATTTGTAATGGGGCATGTACCACTATTTCCTATAAAAAAAGATAAAATAAAAAAAAAAGATAAGGACCCATTATTTGGGAAAGGTGATATGTTATTCGATTTATTAGCAGAATATAAATATATATATTTGTGCGCAGACTCTCATTATTTTAGTATCATGGAAATAAGTAAAAATGATAAAACTGTGATACAAATAACATCTGGTACAGGTGGTGCTGACCCAGATATTAATACAGAAAAATATGAAGATACTATAAATGTAAAGCAAAAAGAATATAATATAAAATACTATTTACTGAATTCATACGGTTATAGTATTATTCGCATTTATAAAAACAAAATAATAATTATATATAAAAAAATTATTAATGCCAATAATGGAGATGACGCATCTAGTAATAAAGGTAGTAATGCATATCTTTATTCAATACAACGTGATAATGGTAATATTAAGTTTGAAAAATCTAGTTCTATCAAACAGGTTTTCTCAGATAAAAAGTTTGAACAATATAAATCAGATAAATATTTAACATGTAATCATATAAATAAACACATATCAGCTATTCAAGATAACGTAGTAACATCAGAAGACAAAAACACATTTTGTTACAAAAAAATAAAAGATAAATAATATACTATATTAATAAGACAAATAATATAGTATGATTCAATTGAGTATTATATCCATAATAATATTTATAGCTATTTACTATTATTTATTTTTAACAAATACAGAAACTTATAGCAATAATAGTGAAATATATTTTATGTCTAAACAAGAATTAAATAATTTTTTAGAACAAGATAAAGACAAATATGTAAATAATTTTAGTGATATTGATTTATATGCGAGAAAAGTTAAAACAAAAAAAGAATATATAGATAATATACTTAAAACATCATGTGATTTAAATGATAAGGAAAAAATATTTTTAAAAAAATGCTGTATTAATGCTAATAATTATTTATTAAATTGTAAATTACATGATAATTATATAAATTATAAAGAACTGGCAAATATAAAGTGGATCATATGTTGTACTTATAAAAACCAATCATTTCAATACGAAGAAGGATTACCACATACTCGGGAAAATGTAATATTTTTATCAAAAAGTGTTTTAAATTACTCGGAAGAAAATCTAACAAATACTTTAATACATGAAAAAATTCATATTTATCAAAGATATAATAAAGATGTTTTTGATAAATTAATACATAGTGAAGGTTTCAAAAAAATAGCATATAATAATAACAAATTTATAAGGTCAAATCCTGATACTAATAATGATATATATATTGATAATAAAACAAATAATGTTATGGCGTGTTTGTATAGAAACAATAAACCCAACGGTATTAATGACGTTATTATGAAAAACTTTTCATTAGAGCATCCTTATGAAAAATATGCATATGAAATAGCAAATAATTATTATACAGATATTAAGTATAAAAACATATAAATTTTATATATATATTAATTAAAAAGAATATACGATGGATGAATTACTTAAACAAGCACCAGATAATATAAGTAAAGAAGAAATTGAAAAAATTTATTTAAGAAATGATAAAAATGTTTTAGAGACTCTTACTGAATTATGGAAAATTCCAGTTAAAAATACTGTGAAAAAATCCACTGAAACAGAAAATAAATGGAAAGAGATAAGAGAAATATATGACGATATAGACACGGAAATGTATAAAATGTTAAGGTCAAAAAAATAATATCAAATTATATTAAATGTATAGTAAAGGAGAATTGGGTATATCCGATATAGATGGAATACCGGTTATGTCTTTTTTCGCACTCAATAAAATTATTAATAACCAATATCCTGGCTATCGTGATAAATCTAGCCTAATTAGTTTAGCCAAAGGTGCTGTGGGTGGTTCTATGGGTTTTGATACATTAGCTAAAGGCGCGTGGAATAATGCTTCCACGTATTTAAATGGTAACAATGGTTCTGATATAGAAGTTATTGCATCACCGCCACTATATGATAATGATGTAAAACTTCCGATGTGTGTGAAAAATATATAAAAGATATATTATATAATACCAATAAGATATAATGAGGATAAATCATGTCCTACTATTAATATATGTTGGTTATGTAAACGCATTTGTTCCATATGTAAGTTTACTAAAAAAAATACATCATACTAATAACAATGTATGTTCTGTACGAAAAATAATTCATAATTCAGTATCTTTACTTAGAGCATCTTTGCATAATAAGAAAACAAAATGGGAACCACCACAAGGATATATACCAGACAGTCAAAAAAAAGATAGATGGGTTCCACCACAAGGATATATTCCATATAATGAAAAAATCGCTGAAAAAATTGATAATGATATTGAGGAATTGTTTAATGAAGATGCTCTGTTTTCGGATATAACGAGGGAAACATTATATATCAATAATAAATTTGATAAATTATTAGATGATATTAATCATATGAAAAATACTGTTGAAAATATCAAAAAACATAACAGCATCATTAATATAAAATCACATTATTATAATGTTGATTAAATTTTTTTTATATAATAAATTAAAAAATAATATTATAATAGATTTGGTATCTAGATATGCCACATAATATAGAATTATTAATACTACTTATGGTTATTATAATTTTAACTACTATAAGTTTGATAACTCTGATTGAATTAAAATATCATTTAGATTTGAATGATACTATTCAGAAAATGAATAAATATTGTTTATATAACACAAATATAATTGACATACATAGTGTTGAGATTAAAAGAACATTTATGTGGAATATTTCAAATTACCTTTTTGATTTTGAACAAATAAAACAAAATTTTAAACATATTGGAAATCTAGATAAGTATAAGGACAAATACACTGATATTGATAATCTTAATAGGGACCTCAGTATTGTAGATGGGAAATTCAATATTATGAAAGTATATAATACGTATTTACATTACGGATTACCATTATTTATATTTATTTGGATATACTTTATAATACATATTATTTATATTAAATATTTCACTGGAAATGATTTAAATAAATATATATATATATTTAATTCATCATTATTTATTTTCATTTATGTTGCTATTTATACTATATTTTTCTCTATTATTTTAAAGAAAATAACAGAAATATATGCAGACACTTATGCATACGAATACATTATGTTAATGAAAGAATTGGATATCATAATAAAAGAAGATAATTCGGAAAATAATGACACAATTATTAATATTTTAAAATCTGATAACACCAGTATAACAGGAATTGAAGATGTTGTTTTAACAGAAGAAATTGTTGATAAATTAATAGATGCTAAAAAAAATTATCAAGAAACTGGTAGGGTAATTGTAAATACTAATAATTATAAAATAACATTGGAAAATATTGAAAAAATCTATGCATATAATAGTAAAAAAACAATTGATAAAGTTTTTGATGAAATAAATGATGTTATTCGATTTATGTATGTATATATTGTATTATTATTAGTACCAATTATAATACTGTCGCAGGTATTAAAAGAAGATTATATATATTATATATTAGGTTTTACTACAATATTTGTATTCTCTGTTACAGTATATAATATAAATAATATATTACAATAAAGTTCAATGAATATTTATTATATCTTTTTTTCTTGATAAGGGTTAAAGTAAATTATAAACTTTTATTATAATGCGCATATTGATATTTATAATGTTTGTTATTATGATTATAATATTTTTAAATGAATTGAAAAATATTACATTATCGTTTCTTAAAATTAATTATTTAAAAGATGTTGCTGATATTAATATACAAAAACATTGCAATAATATATATTGTGAAGCAGAAACTGGTAGATTTAATTTAGCTAAAAATAGTTACGATTTATTATTACCAAATGATAATTTTAATACTAAAACTTATTATTATACAATATTATTTGTAATTGTTTTATTATTTATTGATTTAATGTATAAATTCTGGAAATATAACGACTTATTTATACCATATTTAAGTAATATAAATGGTGAATATTTTATTACTTATTTAAAACTATTCCCATATATATTATCATTTTTAATTGTATTTATACTAACTGTTATGATTATTAGAAGATACGCTCCCACGTCATCAAAAGGTTATAAAGCATATTTTAATACAGATAATGATGTAATATCCGATGATATTGATACTTTTAATATTAATGTAATGTTAAGTCAATCCAAAAATATCATTATAATATTTTTGATTTTATACTTAATATGTGGCTTTCTTTCTAGTATACCAAGTATTCCACATGATTCTAGAATAGATGGAATAAATTATTTCTATATAGCAATGGCTTATATATTTATATTACTATTATGTTTTTACATGATGGTAAATATTATTAATATAACAATGACTTTTACCGATAATGATACACCTAATTTAGAATATATAGACTTCTATGAAATATTATGGTCTGAAATTAGTGAATTAAAGGTATTAAGTGATAATGAATTTGTTAATTCTATTAACCAAAAAAAAGATATTCTATTCAATAAAGATGGTAATATTATAGATTCTACCAGAATTACAGCTTATGTGATTTACAATACAGCAACAAAATTTGCTAAGCTTCTGCGCGAAATGACAAGTGAAGAAAAAGAAAGTATAAAACACGTGATACATACATATATAGCTAATATTTTTGACAATCCTGATAATATAGATGATATTAAAGACTCGACACCATTACCTTTTAATGAAACAATTAATAGATTAATTTTGGTGGAAAGTATAGATAATAAATCCATATATAATTTTTTGGGATTGAAGAATAATAGCGCAGATGAATTAAGCGATGATGAAAATAAGGTTACTAACCACAAAGATAATATTAATATATTATGTAATTTAACAAAGGTATTGATAAAGAAAGATTTAGTAAACGAATATGATAAGATAAATGTTAATAAAAGCAACATTAAAAACACAACAAAAGCCTTCACAGACTCTTATGGAAAGTATATGAAGGAAAAAAGAAAAGTAAAACTATTTTACAGTATATCCAAATTACAAAACAATTACAATAAAAAAGAGGAAAAACTAAATAATAAAGATGCATATGAATTTATTCGAGAGTATAAAGGTAAGTTAGAAAATTATAAACAAGATATTAATAAAGAGGTGAACGAATATAATCTATATCTTGATAATCCTAAAATGTTTAAAGATCCATATGAAACTGAACAAACTTATACAGTAGATATATCATATAATAGTAAAAATAAATATTATGAAAATTATTTTAAAATAGCTAATGGTGAAAAATTACATATCGATTATAATATTGGTGAATATAAAATAAAAAATATGGAAGATTTATTATCATATATAATGTTTGTTATAATTTTATCATTTGTTTTACTTTTGATAATTTATAATATAACAACAAATACAAATAGTTTTAATTCATATAATTTATTTACTAGTGAAATTATTACACCATTTTTATTAATATTTATATTCGTATTATTTATTTACATATTTATTAATTATAATACAAAATATAATCTATATTTTATCAATGGTATATTTGACAGTTGTTACAAAAGAGATTTAACCCATTTAAATAATAAATTGATACCTTTTATTAAATTGCATGATAAAAACGCCGATATTATATCTAATGACTATTTAGACCATTATATAATTACAAATGTGTTCACTTCTATCATAAATGGTGATTTAATCCTGGAAGCTACTGGAAAATATGAAAATCCATTAAAACTTGATAATATTTTTAAGGATTATGCTATAATGTCATCAATGAATGTACAATTAAAATTATACAATGACGTTGACACAAGTGATAAGGTAAAATTTGATGATTATTATAGCAAAATATATGAAGAGACATATTCATATTTTGAAGGCGACAATAAGGATTTTAAAAATAACGGTATTCCCGGTATATATACTTTTGTTGAATCTATACCAAAGGAAGACAAAACTGTAAAAATAGTCGATGAAACAGTTACTAATAGTAGTGATATTGATTCCTATTGCAAATATATTATAAATAAATATAAAGATAATATAATAATAATTATAAATATATGCAAACACATATTTAATCCTAATAATTTTAAAAAAAATATTTCAGAATATAATGATAATATTGCTAATAATAAAGAAAACGTTTTGATGTCATATTTTAAATTTGAATTATCAGAAAATAAAATGGAGGCTATCCCATATAAATTTTTATTAAACATTAATGCAAATAACTTGGGTGATTTTCTTAGCTTAGCAAATAAGAATAATTTTAATATTTCAGAAAATAATGATGATATTATTAATAATAAAGAAAAAACTTTGGTGGATGCCGAGACAACACTGGCAACTTTGGTGCAACGAGCTTACTCATCAACCTCCGAAGAGCAAGCGAACGCAAATCTCGCCGCGAAAAAAGCAAAAACAGAAGCCCATGATGCATTATTGAATCTACACCATTCCTATAAACCTATTGAAAATATTGTCAATAATTTCTTATTAATTACTGCACATATGAAATACAATTATGAAATTCTTAAAAAACATATCCCGGAAACCGCTATCACAAATATTATTGCTGATACTTCAAGCCTTGTAGCCCCTATGAATACCATGATCAATACCGATGACAATCCCGAATTAAAAAATGCTTTACATAAATTACATTGGTATGAAAACATAAAATTATTTGGATTATTAACAGAATCTCTATACAAAAATGACAATACACAAATAGAAATTGCTGACACATTTAATCCAACATTTAAACCCGACGAAACGAAAGGAAAGGTTCATAAAACATATACTGAGCTTAATTATACCTTTAATATGCTAAATAATTATGAAGCTGAAACAAATAATATTTCTAATAATTACTTAAAAAATGTTATCAAATCTATTTATAAGGATATTAATAACAGTGATATAAAATTTAGAAATGATGATTCGGATGATAAATTTGAATTTAAAATAGATAAAAGTAATTTAGCAGATCCCGTTGATAGTATACTACATAAAGCAAATAATATTACCGGTGAAGGGTTTTTAATAAATTATATTACCAATATCATTATAATTATTATGATGTATAATATTGGCAATAATATATAATTAAAAATATTATGAAGTAGTAAAGGTGTGATTATAAATTAATTATAATGGAAAGTGAGTCTAAGAATAATATGCAAAATAAAATAAAAGAATTTCAACAACCGTACTTATATAGATTAAAGTCAACAAATGATGAAGATGAGGAATATCGTTATAGAATATTAAGTAATCTATTATTTTCACCTTATGATGAAAAAGACCCTGAATATTTATATTTTTTTGGTATTATTCCATGTGAATTAATCCCATCAGCATATATACCATTAAATTATAAAAATCATTCTAAAAATTTTTATAGATTATCTAAAAATGATAAATTTGTAGAAGCTCATTACAAAGATACATACAAGCCAATAACAAAAAGTACTGGAAATGTAGATTTTAGCTTTGACGAAAAAAAAATAATTAAGGAAGAACTCAAAAATATGCTAACAAAATTTGAAAGTGACGACTCTCTTTATAATTTTAATTATTTACCTATGACAATAAACATAATAATTCTATGGACTATTGTAATATTTATGATAATGTATATTTCTCTTTATTATTATGCTCAAATATTCAACTATATTCTCGCTATAACAGTATCCGTATTATTAGTCCTTTCTATAATATGGAAAATGATATACACATTACAAAATTAATTATTATTTTTTTATCTATAATACGAATAAGGAAGTATTAATATTAATTATGGTTAAAAACAATGATAGAATGAAATTCATTACTTTATTTAATAAATTACAATATGAAAAACCTATTGATGATGATGTCGTGTCTACCGATTCATTTGCAGACTATTTAATTGACGATATTGATTTAAAAAAAATGGCACCTGAACGCTTTAATTATTATAAAGATTTAATAGCTATTTTTAACAAAAAACCTCAAACATTATATAATATTCTTAAAAAATATTATAGATTTCAAGATATGACAAATAAGGAGAAAAAATATCTTAATAAATTATCTTTTTATGATGCCGATAAAGCAACATTAGAGATCGATGATTTGCATGAGCTTAACCAAAAAATTGCCAGTGATAAAAATTCAGGAGCTATTATTAAAAATTTTTTAACGAAAATAAAATCCGACATCAATGCGGGTGGCAGTAGTAATGAAAATAAAAGCGAACATACGGGTGGTGATGGTGGCGATCCAGATTATAAGGAATCGGCATTTAGAAATGCTTTAAAGAAAAACTATGGAATGACCAATATCAATTATTTGAATACTAATATATCTAAACCGACAGTGGCGGAAGATTACACCCAAGATGATAAAAATACTGTTGACGCGAAAAATAATGCAATGGAAAAACGATATAAAAATCAAAACAAACTTGTTAAAATCGGTCAAGAAATAGATATATATAATGATGGTGAATATAATACAGGCCAAATTAAACAAAAAATATTAAAGTTTGAAAATGACCCCGAAAATCCATTGAAAGAATTAGATATTAAATTTGACGATAGAATCGTTTTTATATTTTCTACATTTTTCATCAGATATGTTACACTTGTTTTAATAAAATGGTGTATCGATATAAATATTATAAAAACATTTGAAGAAGGCTTTTATTATTATGCTGCTATTTATTTAACTATATTTTGGTTTATTGTATTGTTCGTCAATATAGATAATTCAACACAAGTTGATTACATGAACTTCGACGATTTTATGAATAGTATTAGATCAGTATTTTATTATTATTATATGGGTACAAATGGAATAACTAGATTATTTGTTCATACATGTTTAATAATTGTATTATTAATGATACCCATTATATTAAATATTAGAAAGAAAAATGATTTTGAAGAAGATGACGATGGTGACGATAGCGAAATTGTACATTATGACGAAAGAAAAAAATTAATAAAATCGCTCTCATTATTTACTATATATATATGGGTTTTGACAAGTATTATCGCTACTAAATTCTAATAAAAGATATATTTATTTAGTTTAGAGAGCATATAATATATGGATGAAGATAAACGAGCAACGGCATTAAATTCCATTACTACTGTTGGAAAAAAATATATATCATTATCAGATGGTACTAAAATTGGAAAGAAAGTTTTAAAGGATTTAAAAAAATTGATGGAATTGGAATTGCGAGAAAAATACAAAATTGTTAAAAATAAATGGAAAGTCGTTTCTGATGAAAAAGATAAAGCTAATAAACAACAACTTCTTACAGATAAATATTATACAGAAATAAAAGAAACTAAATTAATCGATAGAATTCGTAAAAAATATGAAAGTAACATAGCAAAAGCCAATAACATAATAACTAACCAAATAACAGACAGAAAAAATTTATTATTTCGTAATAGTATTGAAGATGATGATGATAATTTGTTAAAAGAATTAAAAAAAAAAGAAAAAGAGATGAGAGAATTGGTTGAAATAGATTATATTACAAAAGATACAATATCATTTAATAGTATTATACATACTGGTGGCGAGTATTTTTTACCATATGTTGTAATAAATGATGATCCAAAAGATATAGCTGTTATTATCAATGATAAAAAAGAGCTTGATAAAATATTCAGAGAAAAACATTTTAAATCATTTGACGATTCAGTTATATTAGAGTTTTATAATGAAATAACAACAAAACTATCAGATACAAAGGATTACATAAGGAAAACTGATGTAAATATTAGAAAAGATATAATAGATGATTTATATAAAAAGCTCTTTGCCATATATGATATAAAAGAGCACAATTTTAAAAATAAGGACGGATATACTAATCAAATAAAAGATGAATATATTAATAAAAAAATACAAAGAAATAACAGTTTATCTTTTGGTGGGGCCTTCGAAAACACGGGAAAAGCTTTCGGAACCATTAGAAAAGCAACGACTTCTTCATCTTATCTTTACGATAAAGCGAAGGCGGTGGCAAGGGGTGCCAGAACAGGCACGAATAAGGTATTTAAAGTTGCTAAAAAAGTAAAAGGAGCTCTACCTAATAATCCATTAGTCATGGCAGCAAACTTAATAAAAAAGCGCGAAAAAAAAAGAGCACAATTTAATGATGCTGACAAGGTTGTAATGACTCTTTTTGAAAATCTTGGTACACCAGATAATTTAAGCATAGACGTTTTAAAAGGCTTAGTCATTAACTTAGACAAAAATAGTAGATATAAAAAGGATATTGAAGCGCTTATTGGATTCAATCAAGCTATTTTAAAGAAAAATGAAGAGTCAAAAAATAACGATGCAAATGAACAAAGCGAACATAAAAGAACCACTTCTAAAGAGTTTATTGAGAAAGCTCTTGGAAAATATAAAAAATTGAAAAAAAGTTTTATGGAGAAGGTAGCCAGTGATAAAAAAGCAGTCGATGAACAACTTCAAGAAGGAGCTGATAAAGATTTTATTAAAGCTACTACATTCAATGAAATAGTTGAAGCAGATTATAGTTACATTGAAAATGTCAAGGGACTTTATAGTTATTTACAACGCATTGATGTAGAACAAACAGGTGGTGAACCACTATATGATATAAAAAAAACAGGAAACCCAGATGATAAAGAAGCTGGTGCGACACCATATGATTTCTATAAAATATTAAAAGAAAATTATATTGAAATAGTAACATTGTATTATAAGTTAATTGATGATGCTGGTAGAGAAGAAGACCATTATAAATTCATTTATAAATATGATGGTATTGATGATTCGAGTAACGATAAAGATACCTCTAAATCAATTGACGATAATGTAAAAAAAAATACTGGATTTAATAAACGTAAAGATGCTCTTAAATTTATAAAAGAAAATTTGAATAAATATTTACCTGACAGCGCGGGGCTCACGAAAATTATAAACAAAGGAGATAAAAGCGCAAAGGTGCCCGACATCTTTACTACTTTAATTGATGAATGTAAAAAATCCAACGCGGATTTTACTCATGATATACCAGCAAATAACGATATGACTGGCTTACAAGAAATATTTCTTCTTATTTTAGATTATGATATTGGAAAGCAAGAAGAAATATTTGATAAGTCATTATTGGGAAAAATAAATTCTTTATTATCAACTCAGCATGGTTTGCGATGGCAAAACAATGCCGATAAAAAAGAAGAACTAAAAATTGCAATAGAACTTATAGCGGGAGGCGAAAAGACTGGACGAGATTTGGTTGACGAGTTGAATTTGCAATTAAACCCAGGAGAAAAAGGTGAAATAGAACGCAAGAAGGCGTCAAATGAGGCAACGGCATTAATTAATGACTTAAAAGAAAAAATAAGATTACTTGAATCAAGAATTGAAGTTTTAAAAATAATAGAAACAAAATTACCAATAGAATTTAAAAAAATATACAAAACAATATCTAAAATGAAAACAATACCACAGTCAACGGAATATGAAGACTATATTTATAATATTTTAAAAGGCTATAAAATAAATTTTTTTGAAAAAGATAAGGAAACTGATAAAACTGATAAGCATCCTATTATTAAAGAGATTAAATCAGAAAAAGCACAAGTTGAAGATAAATTAAAAAAATTGAAAAGTGAAGTAATTGAACAAGAAAAAGAAAGGAAATCGGAAGTTGATATTCTGAAAGCTCAGGGTAGGGGCTATGAACCGCAATATGTTATCCAGCAAAAACCGCTTAAAAACAAGGGCGGGGCCTATGATAATGGTATTGATACAGAAAAACTTAAAAACGATTTAAAAATAGATACGGAATCCTTAGAAACCAGGCATAAAGATTTTGATAATTTTGTGTCTCGTGGTGATACTAATACCACTAATTTACACTTTTTTATGAAGGAATTAAAAGAGAATGTTGAACATCTTGAAAATGATGACGGTCAAGATAATGGCGCGGGCAACAATAAAATTGATTCAGACCATGAAAAAGGGATATACGAAGATATATGGAATGATTACCGGTATGCTGTAACTAACCCAACTAATAAAGGCGAATATAAATATCT